ATACCGGCCCGCCGCGGAGGAGCGACTGATTGACGCTGCGGATTTCCTCCATGCCGCTGAACTGATCCAGCTCTTCGCAAAACTGTTGTGCACGTACCGCATCCGTACATGCTCCATGTATTTCTACATGGGTCAGACTATCTCATGCGCATTTCTGCGCCCCTCTTTTTCGAGGCCGCTTGGCCCCTACTCTACTCGCTTCCAACAGAAAAGCCCGCATCTGCGGGCCGTCCATTGTGCTTTCGATAGTCGTTACACGTTCTTACTCCATTCTTTGAGCAAGCTTCGCTCGGTATTGTCTCCGCCATTACGCGCTGAGAGGTTCACCGAATTTAAAGGGTTTTACGTGGTCCGAATTTTTCAGGTTAAACCACACTATTCCCACATAGCCGTGCGGCATCTTCAGGGATTTCAGTTTGGATTTATCATCCACGCCGAGGAAAAGGATTTTCTGCCCTGTCCGCTTCCGCACAAATTCCATGGGATTGATGGTTTTTTTCCACCCGCTGCCCAGATGCAGCGTATCGAGCGCCCATTCCATCTGCCGGTATACCGAATTGCGCAGCGTATTCGCTACTTTTCGCAGGATCACTGCATTGCAGTCCGGATTCCGCATCATGAGAAGAAGGATTTCCTGCGAAATATAAGAAGACTTCGTAGACCCGCGGCCGCCGCCGCAGATGTAATAGGTATGCCCATGACGGCATACGTCCCGATGCACCGGCCAGAAGGGCTTTGCAATGGTTTTATCCAGGGCTATCTGTATCCGGGATGTTGTCAAGAATCATCACCTTCTCTTCTTCATTCTGCTCATACATTTCTTTCTTCAGCGCGTCGGTCCGCGCCTGCTTCTCTTCCTTTTCGATGTCGGAGAGCATGAGGCCGTAGCGCTTCATGAGACATTTCGCCGCCTCAATCTGTTCGCGGATGGACGGCCGCTTCATGACTTTGACCGGTTTGCTGAGGCCGTTGCCCGTTCCCACGCATACAAGCTCTTCCCCTTCCTGCTCGCCGCGCAGGACTGCCGTCAGGTGGATCATCACTTCTTTCGCATCGGCGATGCGCGCTTCATCGATTTCTTTCAGCCGAGTGTCCAGCGCTTTCCTGACCGTAGGTTTTCGTAAGTTTTCACGGCCTATCACATCAGCATTGCGTGATTTATATCCGGCAAGTCTTGCGGCTTCCGCAGCATTCCCGGTTTCGATGTAGTAATCGACGAACCGCTTCTGTTTCTCTGTCAGTCCCGGCTTCATGCATCGTCACCACCTCGCTTCACCGGCAACAAAAAAGCCCGCATCCTGCAAGCAATAGAAAAGCAGAACCGCCGAAACGATTCTGCCAGGGCAAGAGTCCGGGGTCTAACCGGAGCTGCCTCCATCAAGGCGTGCTCAAGACGCTACACTACATCTTACCCTTTTGACAGGCGCCCGGATTTGAACCGTGATCTTCCTCCATCAAGGCGTGCGCCCCGTACACTACGACCTGCCATCTGTATTTTCCCATGCCTTTGATACCCTGTCAATCAATCGACGTTCTTTATCGGTTAATCTCCGCGTTCCATACTCTGCATGGTAATATCCCACATGCGTATGTGGACCTTTTATGTTTTTGTGTCCATGTAACAAGTTTATGCTCTTTGTTCGCTTACCTGCCGTATCATAATACGAAATCGTATTAATTCTTCCGGCTTTATCTATGGTCGCATATACGCGCCCTCTGGTTTTCGTTTCCAATGGTGCAGACACAGAGCCTTGATTATTTTGGGTAATGAACTTGATATTCCCTATAGTACGGATTGTCCTGTATTCAGTCCCGTATTTCTTTCCGCTGTCACTCATTCCGCTCGATGCGCCGCGTCCTCCCATGACCTGCCCTTTCTTTCATGCGGGCGGTCACTTCATTCCGGATGTGGATCACCCGCCCGGCGTAATCCATTCCGCGGATTTCCTTTCCATAAAGAATGACGCATGACGGCCGGAGTCTCTTTACGGCTTCCGCGAATCCGGCCCGCCAGATGTCAGCTGCCGCTTCATCTCTCATGACGCCCACCGTCGATACGGATACGGTCCCGCCCGGCTCGATGCCGTCGAAGCAGAAATCATACGACTCCGGCTCCGCCCACGACAGCGACGGGATGACGGAAATCCCCGCATCCTGCATCATCTGCCCGATGAGCCGGGACCGGTATACATTCCATATCTTCATGGCCCGCGGCATGTCCATGTACAGCGAGAAATCCGGCGTCAGCACGCATGAGAACCGCGCCAGAATCGGGATGTACCGCGCCGGCGTCTTCCATATCCGCTCGAACTGGTAATCGTCCAGGTAGAAATGCACGCCCGCTGCCCGGTCGGCTTTCGCTGTCAATATTTCGTTGAATCCCACAAGCCTTTCCGGTGCGGCACCGCATCGCCGGATGACCGGCATTTCATACCATCCCGCTGCCCGTCCTGCATCGTATTCCCGCAGGTGATAGCTCTGAATCGTTCTTTCTCTTGTATTCATCGGCCTGTGTAGCTTCCGCCCCTTCCATGTAACAGAAAAGACCGCCACGCGGCGGCCGTCTCTGTCTCTTTGGAGGTGCATGAATCCCGAATGCACGTTTTCGTGCTTTCTCACATACAGAATAACACAGGAAGGGGCGGACATAATAGGACATTTTCATATTTTTTCAAAATTCGAAGACAATCCACCGTATCAAATCACAGCAGATTAAATTCCCCAGCCACGAAATGCACCGACAAATATAATCCCTCCGAGGGCAAAACACATTCCAGCCCCTACCGATAAAACAATTGCTACTCTTCTCCACCGCTCTCCATGATTTAAATTGTTCTTTTGTGCCTTTGTTTGATTTTTAATACAAATGCCTTGTAATGCACGGTGCACACTCTCGTCTCCAAAATTTTTAAAACGGCATTGAGCAAAATAAGATGCACCAAGGGCTGCAGTCGTTAGCATTGCTCCGCCCGCAAAAAAGGACAAAGCATTCAACATCCCAATCAAATATTTATCGTCATACTTTATGAAATTCCCAATGAATGCCAGAATAGCGATGGCGGCACCGCCGTTCAGGTAAAACAAAGTCGGAAAAAACTTTGCCAGTATGTCTCTCAGCATATCGAAGGTAGCTTTGTCCCCTTCCACCGCGATATGCAGGTTTTCCATATAGATGTCTTTCTCTGTTATCTTCCCATTTTCATCACACATACGATACCTTATTCCTTTCAAAATTCCTGACTGTTATTCCCCGCGTCTTACGACCCGGAACCTTGGTTTTATCGGCTCTTCCTCTCCGGAAAATACGGATTCTTCGATATTGCAGAGTCCGCATAAATCTTTTACCGGCAAGGCAATTTCATATGCCATCTCCTCCGGCGTTACAACGTGTTCCTTAAACAGAAGGTCCGCAGCATCTTTCAGGAGGGTCGGCTCTTCCGGTCGCAGCTCTCTGTCCATCGGTTCATTGGTTCTCATTCCTTTTGCCGCAAGCTGGCGCCACAGATAGCTGGTCTGGTTTTCCGACAGGATTTCCAGATCTTTGCAGCGATAAATCATCGCGGCAATGGACACTTTCCATACTTTTTTCAGCTGAATGAAATAGTCCAGCGATGTCGAAACTATCTGCCGGCCAAAGGTCTCTCGCGGAAGCAGGAATGCTCCAGCAAAATGATTGGCCTCTTTTTCGATAGCCTTCAGTGTTCCTGTATTCTTCAGAGCTCCTTTTTCAATATGATGGAGAACCAGATGCCCCAGTTCGTGAGCCAGATCGAAACGGGACCGCATCGCCACATTTTTATCCGCGGTCAGGAAAATATACGGCCTTCCCTCACTCCAATTGGAGCAGGCATCCGATTTGTATACATGAACCCCAGTCCTCGCGATGAAGCATCCCTTATTCTGCATCAATATCGTAAGATTTGGGACAGGCCCTTTCCCCAGTCCCCATTTTTCCCGAAGAGACGCGGCCAGGTGCTCAATCTCTTCAACGCTGTGCAGCTTCTGTCCTTTCGGCTCCTGAATTTCCACTTCCGGGAAATCCACATACTTCTCAAAATACCGGACAATCCGTCTCATCCATTCCGTTCGCACCGCCACCTGCTCCCGGCTTGCCTTTGTCGCCGTTGCCAATGACCGGAAAAGAATCTCCGACGCGTCCTCCTCTCTCTCTTTTCCGGTGCAGAAATACTGCATGGGGAAGTCAAGCTTTTGCATATATCTCTCTAATATGTCTGCCCGCGGCGTCATCTGTCCGTCTTCGTATTTGCTGACGGCCTGCCTTGTAACCCCCAGTACATGTCCCAATGCGGTCTGGGTGTACCCTCTGGCGAGTCTTGCTTCTTTTAATTTCTCCGGGTGAATTTCATACAGAGAAATTATATTCTTTCCCATTTCCTTCGCCTGTCTTATTTCAGGCCTTCCTCCAGTCTTTCTTCTACAAATTTTTTCAGTTTCGGCTTTTTCACTTCAATAGCCGGCGCAGGTGCGACTGCAATATGCGGTGCCTTCCGATCAAACAGGCTCACATTTTCAATCCATGCATCTTCGCCTGCTCGCGGAAGTCCCCATCGAACAAATTCCAACTCCTCTTTTCCGCCATGAGTCAATACTGCATAAGCGCCTTCCTTCAGGATGTTCGTTTCCAGTTCCGGAAACAGCGAAATCTGGTCATTATTCAGGGAAAACCCGCTGCGGAAATCTGCTTTTCTCGGAAAGCCTCCATCCTTTGCCACTCGTGAAATCGTAAACATGAGGTTCTCTCCCCGAAATAGATAAAACGGGCTGTTATGTCTGCTGTTTTTTCTTTCTTCAGCATAAAACGGGAGCTCTCCTCTGTCACAATATTCCTTCACAAAATAATCCATCAAGGCGTTGATGATAAACGGCCGTACCTCACGTCCTCTCGCTGTCATATTCAACAGTGCGCCTTCTCCATTCATAAATTCATCTGTCGTCTGATAGGCCTGCAGACCCACCACGATAAAAATTTGTTTGTATGCTTCCGCGATCTTTTCCCATTTTGTATTTTCCTGTTTCAATCTCCCAAGCCTCCTATTTTTAATGCTTTTCTCATGCAACTATCTTACATATTTCCTTATATTTTGTCAACCGTTGTGGAGATCAAAAAAGGCCGTGTTATATTCACGACCTTTCCCGGTTTGCTTACAGTATCAGTCCCAGATCCGCTGCCAGCTTTTCCAGATGCCGGATGGCTTCCTGCTTCATTCGGCGGACATGCCGCTCGCTGATGTCCATCTCTCCGGCGATGGTTGCCATGGTTTCATCCATGATGTACCAGCTGTAGAGGACGGCACGCAGCTTCGGGGCGGCTTCCCGCGCGATGAGTTTCTGCGCTTCTTCCCGCAGGCGGATGAGCCGTTTCAGTTCCCGGCTGACGTTCCGCTCGGCGTCTTCGAGCCGAATGACGGCGTCGGAGAGGTCGGCCTTCCGGCTGGACTGTACGCGCTCGCCCAGTGCGGGGCTCCGCAGGCTGATAACTTCCGCGCGGATCCGCTCGCAGTCTCTCTCCAGCGCCGCCACCAGTCCTTTCTGCGCCTTCACTGTTTCCAGAAATCGTTCTGCCGGTCCTTTGTCCATGGTACCTCCTCACCCGCTCCCCTGACTCTCCCTCAGAAGGGAATTTCTTCTTCCTCATACGCCGGACGGCTTTCGCCCGGCTGCGCGGCGAATCGGCTGAAATCGCCTTTCTCTTCTTTGTCCTTGAAGAGCTGCACGTAGAGCGCCTCCGCCGTGATGTGGTCGCTGCGGCGCTTCACGCCGTTCCCGTCGGTGTAGGAACCGGAGGTGTAGCGCCCTTCCACACAGACGCGGGCTCCTTTCCGGAGTTTCTGCCCCGCTGCCTCGGCGAGGTATCCCCACGCGGTGACGGGTACCCATTCGGTATGCTCGCCGCCCTGGGCGTCTTTCCAGTTCTGCGCGACGGTGAAGTTCGCCACGGCCTGTCCTGCTTTCGTCTGTCTCATCTTCGGGTCGTCTGTGAGATTCCCCGTCACTCTGCATACATTATCCCGCATTTTGTCCTCCTTACCATTCGTCTTCGGATTTTCCATAGAAATCGAATTCGCGGATCGCTTCATCGATGCCGCAGAGGTATCCGTCCCCATAGGCCCGCTCTCTCGTGCCCGGTTTCTGCCGGGCGATGTTCTTCATCGCTTCCCTCCGGAGTTTCAGCAGCGCCCGGCGGTAGTCGAGCTTCCGTTTCTGGCTCAGCATGTCGGCGCCTCTCTCCGCTCTTCCCGCATCCGATTCGCCCAATAATAAAACGTGGCCCTTGGAATACGGCATGTTTCTGCGGCACGGGTGGCTGTGATTTCTCCGGATTTCCATCTTTGATACAGCACCTGGAAATTTTCCGGGAACGGTCTCGGCGGCCGGCCGAAGACGACGCCCCGAGCTTTGGCGGCGGCGATGCCTTCCCGCTGCCTCTGGCGGATGTTTTCTCTTTCTGTCTGCGCCACGAAGGAGAGCACCTGGAGTACGAGGTCGGCGATGAATGTGCCGATGAGGTCCTTCCCCCTCCGCGTGTCGAGGAGCGGCATGTCGAGCACGACGATATCCGCGCCTTTCTTCTTCGTGATGTACCGCCACTGCTCGAGGATTTCTTCATAGTTGCGGCCGAGGCGGTCGATGCTCTTCACGTAGAGCACGTCGTCTTTCTTCAGCCGCCGCACCATCGCACGATACCGGGGCCGTGCAAAATCCTTGCCGCTCTGCTTCTCTATGTAGAGATTCTTTTCCGGGATGCCCAGCGGCTCCAGGGCGTCTATCTGCCGCCGCTCATTCTGCTCGACTGAGCTCACCCGGATGTATCCGTAGATCATGGCTCCTCCTTTTTCGCTTTGTACTCCTCCACCCATTTCAGGAAAGTATACAAGGGCACGCGGCACAGGGCGGCCCCCGCTTTCTGGGTGATGTCTCCGGTGAGGTACCATTTCACGACGCCCTGCCAGTTGGACGGCTTGAGCGCTTCTCTCTTTTCCCGGGCGTCTTTCCTCAGGCTGTCATGCTGACATTTTCTGGAGCAGTATTTCGTGCCTGCCTTGGACGGTCGGAACGGTTTGCCGCAGTACTGGCAGATGTGAACCCGGCTCTCCTTCGGTTCTGCTTTCCCTTTCTCCCCGGTCTTCGTCTGTGCTTTCCATGGAAGGTCCGGGTCCTGCAGGGTCTCGCAGGGGCAGTACTTGGTGTCGGCTGTCCCATTTCTCGTATGGAAGCGCACGACGGCCGCGTCTTTGTGGTACCGCAGCACATCTCCCACCCGGCCGTCGGCGATGAGGCGGACCCGCTGCCCGGGCTCTTTATCAAGCACCCTCCATTCGTCTTTCGTCATTTTTCTTTGTCTCCAGTTTCCCCGCCAATGATACATTGCCGATGAGCCGTTCCAGATACCACCGTGCCTTCATCAAGTCCTCCAGCCCGTTCTTATCGTGCCATCGGTACATGTACTTGATGACCTGCCCGGTTAAAAAGGCATCCGTTCCGGCTAGCCCCAAGACCGCTGCCTCAATGCAGTCGATACATTCCACGCCGCCTTTCATGTAGTGCGGCGGATGATTCACCATGTCAGCCATTTTCATCCCTCCGTTTCAATTCTTCCCGGATGTCTTTGAGGAAATGCAGCCACAGTTTCCGGAAGTAGTCTTCGAGGCTGCCTTCCGGCTTTCCCGTGAGCAGCTCTTCTTCCGGCATGTACTGCTGCTCGATGTCCCGCGCCCAGATTTGGAGTTCCGCTTTGCGGATGTGCGGCAGGAGCGGCCGGAGGTACCGGATGACGCTCTCCGGCGCATAGGACATCCGCCCCATGGCATAGCGCATGGCGTAGCAGAACATTTCTTCCAGATCACTGTCTACATATACGGTCTTCTTCATTTCTCTCTCCTCTCCCTTCCCGCTGCCTGGCACAGTGCCAGGAGCATGACGCCCATGCAGGCGCCGGCCATGGCGGAAAGAATCATCAGCAATAAGGTCTCCATGTCTTTCCTCTCTTTCTGCGCATCATTTCCGTGATCTCACGAAAATGTTCCTTTTCCCTTCTGTTTGTTTTCCGTTCGCCCCTTCCTGTTTCTCAAATGTTCCGCCGGATCAGGTTGTAGCTCTGGTAGGGGAATCCTGACGGCCCGCTGCCGTTCCAGATTCTTTCCCGGTCTACCCGCCAGTCTTTCCTGTCTGCCGGATCTTCTTTCCAGAAGGAGGCCCGGATGATTTCCACTTTCACTTTCGGCTTCGCGAGGTTCGTGCTCGCCACGAAGCGCCGGGCGAAGATGGGCTCTGTGCTGCGGAATGTCTCGAGGCCGTTCTTCACGATGTACTCCGCGAGCCTCGGCCAGTAGCAGGACCCGTCCAGATGGCGCGTATTCACCCGCGGCCACGAGCAGGCTTCTGTCCCGGCGGTCTCCTGCCAGACTTTCTCTATCAGGCCGGAGTCCATCCGCGGCAGGACCATGTGGAAATGGACGGCGCCCCGCTTCCCCCGGCCGACGGAGAAGATGTACTTCAGCTCTTTCCCCGCCTTCCGGTAAAGTTTCCGCAGCCGTTTGCGGAACCGGGCGATGTCGTCCCGGACTTTTTCGGAGTCCGGTCTCTCTCCCGGCGGATAGGTGAAGGTCATCCACAGGTCTCCCGGATGGAAATTACAGTGCAGCAGGTCGAAGCAGTGCTGCACCGCCCGCTTGTCCTGCCAGCGCTTCACTTTCTCCGCCGTGGGATGTTCCCGGCTCCGCTTCTGGTCCTTCGTCCCCATCCGTCCGGAGATATACTTCGCGATGCGGATGACCTTTCCGCAGTAGACGGTCTTCTGGAAATACTTTCCCTTCTTCATGGCCTGCTCCTGAAACTTTTCTCCCGCAGGCCGCCCGCTCCCTCTGTATCGGGAGAAATCTCCCGTACCGGGTCCGGAAATGAATACTCATAGCAAGCCCGCCAAAGCACTGCCCGCAGGCTGCGAAAATTCCCCTTCACCCGTGCTATAATGAAGGGGAATGATAAAGCGCAAGCCCGCTTTCATTCATGTGAGTCAGCAGCTGTCACTGCTGGCTTTTTTCTTTTTTCCGGTAAGTACACCACTGCACCGCTGCCAGGTAGTACCGGCATCGGAGGCAGTGCGACTGGCATACGAGCCCTTCCGCCCTGCGGCATGTCACCACATGGTGCAGCGGCCGCCCGCAGAGGAGGCAGGTCCGGTTGTCGTAGTCTTCGATGACTTTCCCGCCGCACAGGGTGAGGGTCGTCTTCACCGCTGCCCCCGGAGCGGGCACCACCGGGGATGCGTCTCCGGCATCCGGCCGAACTTCGCGCCGTTCCGCACGCACACCCGCTCGATCTTCCCGCATTTCTCGTACTTCAGCAGATACTTGCACTCGGTGCACCTCATCGGCACCGCTTCACCGTGCAGTGTTTCCGGAGCGTACGGATGCGGCATTCTTCTTTCAGCGCTTCCACCGCCGCGATTTCCGCGGCATGCTCTTTCCTCCATGCTTCTACCTCCTTCGAATGCAGATACTCTCTGATGGCTTTCCGGACGGCCGGCTCGCCCGGCCCGTGGATGTAGATCCGGTGCAGCCAGCCGTTCA